ACTGTGACCACAGGAACAAATCCATATACAGATAACACACACACAACCTCAAAGTTTGCAGGTGTAAGTCTAGGGGCTGGCGACAAATTCCGTATGCTCGGGGTGCATGAAGGCGTTTTAACAATTTCTGAGCTATCTCAATTATACTAATTGTTCATAATAACATTTATATGGAAACATTTATACAATTACTATCAACTTTGATGGTATTAGCAGGTGGTGCGCTCGGAACATACGGCTTTACCGAGATTGCGAAATATGCAAAAGAATTGCCTTTCATCACAAAAGATAACAAGCCTATGCTTCGTGCAACGGCTGGCGTATTAGCTGGCGTTGCAGTCATAATCACGAGTCTGGCAGACGGCAAAGTAGCCCCAGAGAGTATTCAGAGCGTTGTAATGGGCGTTTTGCAGATTGGTGTAATGTGGGGAGGTGCTCACATGACACATAAAGCAGTCAAAGAATACGAAGCCAAACAAGAAGCCTCGGCAGATGAGCCTGTATCAAACGAATAAGATATGACAGACTCGCCAAAATACATATCAAAAGAAACACTAGTGCCTATCGGCTTTGTGGTATTCGTTTTAGTACCATTCGTAACAGCTATTATCTTTGGTATCAATCTAAAAAATGAAGCCGCACATTGTAGTGAGGCAAGTGTAAAAAATGAGGCACGTATTGGAACACTCGAAATTAATCAAGGGTCGATGCAAAACAATTATGGCAAGATGGAAACTAAACTTGATTACTTGATTCAGATTATCGAGGAATTAAAAAAGGGGATTGAGTAGGTAAAGTTTTAATCAAATAAAAATCAATTAAGCCTCAACTACCATCAAGGACACGTTCTTTCAAAAGCCGAGTTTGATTAGTACTCGACAAGCGCGGGCATTGTGCATTTTCCTCCTTGCATAATGCTAACGTCCTTGCTGGTAGTAGAGGCTTAATGGTATAATTACAATACTAATTATTAATCTATTCAATATGGATTACAACAAAATGGTCAGGGCAGTTGCAAGATTTTATTCATGTACGGAAATTGTGGCACTCGGTACGCTCAATGGTTTGTTTAATGGAAAAGGTGCATTGGACTCACGTTTAGTGGATTTAGAGATGTCAATGAATGGTGAGAATTCACTCTTTGCACCTCTACGTGCGCTTTATTACCAAGCTCATGGAACACCAGAGCCAGTACTAAGCCTTACAATGGAGACAGCTAACACTTTCGAGATTGAAAGACTCCGCGAAGTTCTAAAATCAATCAATGCAGACGAAACAGCCGAGTAAAATTATTTTACGGAGAAGCCCCACTTTTCATAATTAAAAGAATTGAAAAGATGAGGATGTAATGATATTCCGTTCCTGCTTAGATTCTCAGTCTAGGCAGAGGCGACAATATGATTTATTTATCGCAAAGAGATTCAAGATGGGCTACTTGGCTATTGGGCATAAGCAAGTTGACTGTTGGAAGGTTCGGTTGTACTACCACAGCCATATCAATGTTATCCGATTATTTCGGTGGCTTTGTTGCACCAAAAGATTTAGCCAAAGATGAAAATCTTTATACCAAAGACGGGCTTATCATTTGGGGCAAGCTTGATTTACCAACCATGAAGTTTGTTAAAAGACTTCGATATAGGAATGATTTTGAAATTAAGCGGTCTTTATCGGGCTTAGATACTGGGGTGATTCTTGAAGTAAATTACGGACAGCATTGGGTTGTAGCAGTGCGCAAGACATGGTGGAAAAATGACTATCTAATAATAGACCCCTGGACTGGAAAGACAGGAACAGCAATAGGGGATTATAAAAATGTAACAGGTTCAGCTCACTTTAAAAGACGATAATATGGCTCTTGAATATACAACGGTTGCGAATATACGCATTTTAACGGGCATGAATGATGCCACGCTTATTACAGACGCGTATATTACAAATAAAATTGAATACGCCGAGGCGGTTATAATGAGTAAAATAGGGCAGATTTATACCTTGCCATTAGCCAGCGTTCCAAAGTTAATCGAGCTTTTGACATGTGAGATAACTATAGGCTTAATTTATCTTGACCAATTCGGCGAGGAGAGTGCAGACAAGGACAAGGGCGGTCAGAAGCGCATTGATAATGCCATGAAAGTTCTTGATGATATTCAATCGCTAAAATCTAGGCTTTATGATGACGCTGGAGCAGAATTCGCAAGAAGCTCAATAGCCAAACCCTCATTTTATCCTACTTCGGCTAGTTCAGCCGATGGCGCAAGCCCTAGCACCGCACCAAAAATACAAATGGACCATAAGTTTTGATATGCTAACCTTTACGATTGATGACACTATGGTAAAAAAAAAGCTTAACAAAGTGGTTAAGGGATTTTCTGATTATACTAAAGCTTTTGATAACGCTGGAAAAGATTTATTGGGCTTTTATTCTAAGGATGTTTTTAATTCGCAAGGCAAAGACGCTGGCGAGGCTTGGCGCGGATTATCTTCGGCTACTTTATTCATGCGCGCGAACAGGCGCGGTTACTATAAGCAAAGTCCTAAGACAACCAATAAAATACTCATTTGGACTGGTCGCCTACAAGACGGGTTCAAAAAAGAGGTCAGAAAAGATAGGTTAAGGATTTATAATACAGTCCCATATTTTAAATATCATCAAAGCGGAAGTGGCAAAGCACCTCAAAGGCGCATGTTGGCTATATCGAATAAAGTAGTTGAAAAAGTGGAAAAAGCTTTTTTAGAATACGTACTAACCACAGTAAAATAATATGATGAATGAAGTATTGATTGAAATACGCGACCAATTAAAAACCGACATGACAACAAGGTGCAAGTCTTATTTTGTTGGTGAGATTGGCGCGCCCCTTAAAAATAACATGCCTGTTATTGTAGTTAGGGAGCGAAGCACAAAGCAATATCGCCAAAGCACCGCCAAAGACGGATTCGAGTTTGGCATAAAAATTGAAGTTGTGGTTGATATAATTCCGAGTATGAATGTTGCAGGTGTAGAAGACAGGATTGTTGCGTCAAGGCAAATATTACGCAAGATTATTGAGGAAGAAGACACAGACGGTTATCCCAAAACGGATACCATACTTGGCTCACTAGGTAGAACATCTAACCTGCAAGGAACTCATTTTGTATATAATCTCAATCCCGAAGTTAATTATGAAGTGGAAACGCCAGACAATGCATTGTATATTATGGCGGAAGTTAATTTATCAGTCATTAAAACCTTTGCTACTAGAAAAAATTAAATGTGGTATACTATTATTATATGAAAGTCCAAATCATGAAAGAGTTTTACACTCAAAATTATCCAACATTCCGCGCTGGTGATGTTGTAGAGTTGCCAGAGCCTTTAGCTAAGCAATTCATTGATAGAAAACTGGTTAAGGTTGCAGACGAACCAAAGCCAAAAGAAGAGATTAAAAAACCTCACTCAAAATCAGAGGAACGCCGTTTAGACGTTCAAACCTCTACTAAAAAATAACATTTTATGTACTCAAGAGAAGCCTACGTGGCTATAAAAGCCGAAGTGTCGGAAAACACATACGTTAAGCCAGACGTATTTTTGCCTGTATTAAAAGTTGATGTTCCCGTCTTATATCGTTCAAATCCTTCAATGCCAATTTTAGGCAACCGCTCTTTGAACATTAACCCAGTTAAGGATTTGATTGAAGCCCCGACAGGAAGCCTTACAGTCACATGCGAGCCAAAAACATTTGGTCATTTTCTAAAATCAGTTTTTGGAGTGATGACGTCGGGTGTTTATTTTCCTATTACATCAGCCTCCGCAAATTTCACAGTTGGCGAAACTGTTACAGGCGGAGCATCATCAAAAACAGCCGTTATATTAGCCTACTCTAAAGAGTCGGATTATATGCTTGTTGGTACGCTCTCGGGAGTCTTTACAGACGGCGAAACTTTGACAGGCGGAGCATCGTTAAGCACCGCGACACTTGGCAATCAGGCTGCAACAGTTTACGGACACGAGGCAGAGGCACCACAATCAAGCTTGCCAACATACACAATGGAAATTGGCATTAAAAATGAGGCGTATCGTTTGGGCGGTGTTCGATTCATTGGCATAAACTCAATCACGCACCAAGACAATATGATTGTTGCGGATATGGCGGTAATGGCACGTTCAGCGTTTTTAATGGCAAGAGTAACAGCAATAACAACATCAGGAGCAGGAGCGCAAACAATCGCGCTCGACCAGACAACTGGATTGTTAGAGTCAGATACTATCAAGGTATTCAGACCATCAACTGGAGCGTTTATTGATTTCAGCGCGTCAACTGTTAAGACACATACAATTACATCGGTTGATAGCGAGATACAAATCACAGTAACAAATCTTGAAACATCTCTTGCGGTTGGTGATTTAATCGTATTCGCACCACAGACGGCAAGCTATACACTCGGTACAGAGTTTTGCTGGATTGGTGGTTCAACTGTACGCATTGCAGATGATATTGATACAGCTATTTCAGCGTCAGAGGATTCAATCGAGGAATTCGATTTTTCAATCCAAAACGAACTAGAACAAAGACATGGCGCAAATGGCGTAAATGTAGTTAATCGTTATCCAACATCCAACCTACTCAAAAAAATGTCAGGCGAGGGTTCACTGAAACGCGCTTACACCGACATGACATACTTGGATAAGGTTAGACAAAGCCAAAAGACAGCAATGCAAGTCAAACACACAGGCGCACTGATTGGCTCTACTACTATAAATAACTCCTTAGAGTTGCGCGTTCCTTATGCAGTATTGCGCCCATACCTCCCAGCCTTAGAGGAGGATAAATTATTGGATGATGAGTTGGAATTTGATATGTATCGTTCTTCGGCAGATGGATATACAGTAAAAGCCTTACTGGTTAATGATGTAGCCTCTTACTAATATGAGTAGATTTGGAAATAACACAAAGACGCTTAAAATCGAGCTAGGAGATGGTGAATGGATAGAGGTTAAGCAATCCCTCCCGTTTAAGGTTTTACAGCCTCTCATAGCCAAAATCAGTGAGTCACAAGGCAATCAAGGGCAGGTTTTAGAACAAATTATACCTCTAGTCAAGATAGCGGTGACCGATTGGCAACTTGTAGATGATGACGGAGAAAAAGTGCCTTTCAAACAAGAGCTTATCGACGAATTGGATTTTGAAACGATAATGGACTTGAACGCTAAAATCTCGGACTTATATTTTCCCACAAAAAAAAACTTGCCAGGGTCAGAAGAATAATCTTGCATGGTTCAATGGCGGAGCTGGAGGGATACGATGAGATAATGGACTATAAAATGAGTGAAAAGTTTGGACTTGATTGGAAAAGGCATGATTCGGTTAGGATGTATGAGTTTTGGCAGATTATAGGATATGAGAACGAGAGAATTAACCTAGAAAATAACAAGACCAAATAATATGTCAGACGCGAAACTTGATGTAATAGTAAAATTGAATGATAAAATTTCAGCACCTCTAAAAGGTGTGAATAGTCAGGTAGAAAAAACTGGAAAAATGATGGCGGTGGCTGGCAAGAGCGCGAAAATATTAGCGGCTGGTTTTCTTGCGATTAGTGCTGGTGCGATTGTGGCTGGTAAAAAAGCACTCGAAGCGTTTCAAGCGCAGGAAAGAGCCGAGGCTAGGTTATTGCAAATAGCAACCAAAGTAACGGGCGCGACACATGACCAAATAGACGCCTACAAAGCGCAAGCCAGCGCATTACAGCGTGTCGGCGTTGTCGGTGATGAGGTTACAATCATGGGACAATCTCAATTGGCATCCTTTTCCAAAAATTCAACCACTGTATCTACATTAACAGCAGGGTTATTAGATTTGGCAGTGGGTCAATATGGCGTAAATGTTAGCCAAGACCAAGCAGTTCAATCGGCGAATATGCTTGGCAAGGCGTTGTCAGGTCAGTTGGGCGCGCTAACAGAGGCTGGCGTTTTAGTAAGTGATGAGTACGCGGAGGCTTTTAAGAAAGCCAACACCGAGCAGGAAAGGGCGGCGATTATTGCGAGTGTAGTAGCAGATAATTACGGGGGACTAAATGAGGCAATGCGCAAGACTAGCGAGGGCGGAATGTTAGCAATCAAAAACGATGTTGGCGATTTATGGGAAGACATGGGCGAAAAGTTAATCCCTGTTATTCAATTATTGGTCGGGTGGATGGATAAAATGGTAAATGAAGTTATCCCAAAGATAGTGGGCGCATTAAAAGAATGGAAATTGGCTGTATTTGGTAACGTGCCTATATTGGAGGGCTTGCGCTTGAAGCTCATAGAAGTATCAAAAAAGATTGAGGATAAAACTGGATTAATATCTCAATTAAGGGATGGGTACGAAAAGTTAAAGGTTAAGATTATCGACCAGATTATGCCAGCCTTTGCAGAATTTTTAGACGCTATACAACCTTATATTCCTTATTTCGAAGCTTTTAGTAAATTGATTTTGACTGGTGTGGTGGTGGCATTAAAAATCTTGGTCGATGTAGTTATAATAGCAGTTGGTTGGATGATTGATTTTGCAGAGGCGTTAATGAAAGTTCATACGTGGGCGTTAAATACATTTGAACCTGCTATTGGTATCATGATTAGCGCAATCAATCTATTGCAACAGCCTATCCAATACATCATAGACAAGTTTGGGGCTATGAAACAAGCGGCACAGCAGGCAATGGATATGGCGCAAACAGCGTCAAGGATTGTTCAGGGGGTACAGACGCTAGGCTTGTCAGAGGTTGCCAGAGCAGTATCAGGGAAAGCGATTGGCGGAACAGTATCAGCCAATAGACCGTATGTTGTCGGCGAGAAAGGTCCAGAGCTTTTTATGCCTAGCAAGTCAGGCGCAATCATCCCAAATAATAAAATGGGTGGAGGCGGATTAACTGTTATTGTTAATGGTGATGTAACAGGTCAAGATTTGATTAATAAAGTAGCCAAAGCATTAACCAAGCAAGTTGGCTATTCAACCGCAATGGTATGATTTTGTATTACATCAATTCGACAGAGCGTTCGGCAGATGTGTTGGCGGATTCTTTGCAGATAACAAACCAATTAGGACAGCGGACAGACAACTGTTCCTTTACTGTTTTTCAGAATACCAAGCCAACAGAAAATCAAGACCTTAAAATTTATTTATCGGCGCAAGTAGAAAGCATAGCGTCGGCGACAATCGTCTTAAAAGATACATATCAAACCAATGTAAAAAGATTTTACGCTGGGCAGTCTTTATTTGTGCGTATCGGTGAAACTGATATAGAAAAGGTTACAGTTCAAAGCTATGATGAGGCAACAAGAACAATAGTTTTAACATCCGCGCCAAGCGCGAGTGTTGTAGAAGATGATTATATTGGATTTCTTGTTTTTGGTGGAGTTATTGCAACGGTTGAGGATTACAATGTCGATTCATTTAGCAATTTAGAATACAAAGTTACAGGGCTTGATTACACCAAGATTTTTGATAAAAAAGCGGTCAGTGATTCATGGGAAGATGTAGACAGTCGATATATTATTAATGACTTTCTAAATACTACGGTCAATTATGTAAATACGATTGATAACATGTCCTATGACAATGTAACTGATTTACGTGCAGAATGGATTGAGAGTTTAGACGGTGATAACCCGACATTTGATGACGCTGATTTTTTAGAGGGTGATTCGTCGGGAGTTTTTGGCTGGACGTTTTCAGGTGGTACGGCTACATGGTCGGGTTCGCCAACAGCAAGAAGTATAGCGCAATTTGTGGGTGTATCATCGGGCGCACCAACAGAGGGCGAGTTCATGCTATGGGGTAAAGCAACAGACCACACAAAAGTAACATCGGTAAAAGTGCGTATTGGTTCAGATAGTAGCAATTATGCCGAGATAACTTTCACATTTTCAAGTAATGATTGGGAATATAAAAAGGCGAAATTGACAGACGCGACAATTACGGGAACGCCCGACTGGACGGCGGTTGATTATTGCGCAATCGTAATAACTCAAACAGCCGACAGTTATATAAAACTGAATGGATTGAGAGTCATGCAAAATGGTTCTTTCACGATGTACAATGTAGGCAGTACGCCAACTTTTGACGACATACGCGCGCCACAATTAAAACCATCGGCAATTATAAATTTATTATCTAAAACATGGCAATATACTTGGAATATTGACTATGAAAAGGATATACATTTTAGAGCTAAGGAGGTTGAAAGCGCACCATATGAGATAACGGAAGCCTCGAATAATTTTGCATCGTTACAGGTTGACGTTGACGCGAGCCAGCTTGGAAATAGAGTGAGAGTTAGGGGAGGCGAAAAAATATCTAATAATCGCTATGCGCAAGTATTCCAAGGCGATGACGCTATTAGGGAATGGATAACTAAAAGCAAATTTTCAGATTTGGAAATTACGATTGATGATAACGGTACAACAAGTCCGTCGGAGGTTGGAACAAGTACAACCAACATTAAAATAACAGGTCATGGCTTAGCAACAGGCGACCATGTGATAAATAGAACGCGAACAAATGCGGTGCGGTCTATAACTTATGTAGACGCCAACAATTTTACAGTAGAAGCAGTGCCGTCACAGACTAATGGTGACACGATTAGCTTTTTTACTACTTCAAAGACTGTTGGCGTGGAGGGGTTGAACGATGAGGCTAGTTTTAATTACATGAGTAACAGCAACGAAAAATCCATTCGAGCCTCGACAGCCGAGCCAACATTAACGTCAACCGATTTTATTAGGTTCGAGTATAACGAAAGAGTACCTATTCAGGTTCAATATACAGATTCAGCCTCATCTACTGCCCTTAAAGCGTTGGGATTTGGAGATGGCGTGTTTGATTTAGACCCGATAACCGATAAAAACATAAAAGACGTTGGAACGGCTTTAGTAATGGCTCAATCAAAAGTCAATGAATATAGCAATCCAGTTATTACAGGAACAGTTAAGACAGACCAGGAGGGGTTATCGTCAGGTCAACTGTTACACGTTTCAGATTCTAACCGTTCGCTAGATGATTATTACGTTATCCAAACAGTTACAATTTCGCAAAGGGGCGGAGAATTTAAGGACTATCTAATTTTCAATGTTAGCTTTGGCACTACTTTATTTGGCTGGATTGAGTTCATGCAAAAATTGTTGGCTATTCAAAATAAAATAGAGGTGAACGCCGACGAAATTGTGGAAACCTATGTAGATTCAGCAGAAACAATTACAACATCAGACGTAAACCAAGTGGCTTTAGTTGGTATTAACAAAACTACAATAGACGAAACAGTCGAAACTAGCGACGTCAATCAAGTAACAAAACAGAGTGGAGCGTGGCATTATGAAGCCTCAACAGGGCAAGCCGTCGCTACACGTTATAACTTAGCCGAGTATTCGTGATATAATATAAGCATATGGATAAAAAAATCAGCCACAAGGGCAAAATGGGGTTCGCTGGACTACATATAATTAGTAAAGTTGACCTATCAAGCAAAGAAGCGCAATCACTCGATAAAAAATTGGGTTCTTTTGCTCAATCAAGAATGGAACTCATTAAAGACCATGTTTTAGGCTTGATTGATAATCGAGAGCTAGGAAAGCTATTACATAAACATTGGGAGGAATATAAATATCATCTTGCGATACTGAACAAGAATTTTTTACTTGAGCAGAAAGTAATACATAATATTACAGCCACAGTTGGTCGTTCGGTTCTCATGCAACGATTAGCAGGGACGACGACTTACACAGGCACAGCAAATTATTGCGCTCTAGGCGATGATAACACCGCGCCAAGTGTCGGAGATACTACTTTGAATAACGAAACATATCGAAAAGCAACATCCAGCGCGACATTTTTATCGAATGTTGCATATCTTGAAACTTACCTTACTCAAACAGAGGTTACAGGAAGCTTTGAGGAGTTTGGATATTTCATTGACGGAGGCGCAGGAGTAGATAGCGGTCAACTTTTTAATCATTTTCTATACTCAATCACAAAAAGCGCGGTGGAGGGCTTAAATGTTCAGAGTATAATAACAGCTAATGACGCATAAATATGGCATTGAATTCATCGGTAAAATCAGCAGGCGACGAAATACCAGCAACAGACCCGAACAACCTGCGTTTGGATATTTTAGAGCTTGGCGGAGGCGGTTCGCCCACCTCCACAGGTTCGGCAAACACTCAGGCGTTGGCTATTGACGCTCAATTGACAGCATACGCAACGGGGCAAGTAATTAAATTCATTGCTGGATTTACAAATACAGGAGCGATGACTATCAATATTAATAGTATCGGAACAAAAAATGTTAAAAAACCGAATGGTGCGGATATAACTGGTGCTGATATTATTGCTGGCAAGATTTATCTATTGGCTTATAATGGAACGGACTTTGTTATTTTGAATTATATAGAGGATACTTCTGGCGATTTTGGCGATGGTAGTGATGGCAATGTAACGATTAGTACACCAACCACGCTAACGCGCGACATGTACTATCAAAATCTTATACTAAATGATGATATTGATACGGCAGGATTTAAGATTTTTGTTTCGGAGACATTGACTAGGGCTACGGGCAAAAAGATTTATAATAACGGAGGCAACGGAGGCGATGGTGGAGCAGGTAACAATTCGTGTGCTGGTTCGGCTGGTTCGGCTGGTGCGGTAGCTGATAGCGGTTCCCTGCCGTCGAGTTTACCAGGGAAGGCTGGCGTTGCAGGTAATCACTTTACCTCATTAGGGTCAAGAAATGGTAAGGCTGGCAATGCTGGAGACGCGCAACAGTTTGCTCTTAATAATAATAATGGTGTAGCGGGTGGAGCAGGTGGTAATTCTACTAGCTCAAGCGGTGGTGGTGCTGGTGCTGGTGGCATTTCGACTATTGCAACGGATTTACCAAATCACAAAAACAAAGTTTTTAATTTAACTTCTATTGTTGGTTCAGCAATTAACATTTTACGTCCAGTTGCTAGTTCTGGTTCTGGTGGTACGGGCGCAACAACTTGTAATCAAAACGTAGGTCATTCTTCCTCTGGTTCTGGTGGTTCGGGTGCAAGTGGTGGCATTGTCTTCCTTTCAGCTAAAACAATCATAGTCAATGGCTCTGGTACAGTTTTAGAAGCTATTGGCGGGAATGGTGGAGACGCGGGTGCAAGTGGTGGTACGGGCGCAGGTAATTCTGGAATTGGTGGTTCAGGGGGTGGAGCAGGTGGTAATGGTGGGATAATAATAGCCGTATATAGAAATTTAGTTGGTGCTCTTGTCACTGATATTTCAGGTGGAGATGGTGGCACAGGTTCGACGGGACAAACAAGAGGAACAGGTACCTCGACAGATGGTGCAGATGGTGCAGATGGTGCAGATGGTGCAGATTACTCAATCCAATTGTAATAAAAATAAGCCCTCGAATTTTGCGAGGGCTTTTTTGTTTTGTGCGCTTTGTCTATTCACTATAACACAAAAACCGCGTAAACGGTTTATATGCAAATTTATGAAAACAATTCTTCAATCATTATAGCACAAGTCTTTTTATTATACAAATGTTTCACGTGGAACGTATTGACATTTTAGCATGATGTATATACCATGTGGTTCACATTGATATATCACCGCTATTTAATAGGGGCTTGCGATACAATCATGCGAAATGATGTATGTACCACCAACCCGAAACGTAGCAAAAAAACCTCGATAGGGGTTTTTTACTTGCCCAAACACAAAAGTGCTAGAACATACCAGCACTCCGTCGACCTCGTTATCTTACTTCATAGCTAGGATGTTTGTGCCTTTTCGGCAACAAAAAGATTTGAGGGTTCAGATATTCTACCAGAGAGGCTAAAATCAATCAATCCCTAGGGGCTAAATGCCCATGTACTGAACAATAAGCCTCCACACGCTCATTTGTATCACATATTTTCCAAGTTGTAATAGCACCGCATATTTCGCAATTCATAGTATAAGGGTATTATTTTATTGAGCTAATTTAGCCAAATCATTCAAACTGGTTAAATAAGCAACCGACACAATGCCTCCAATTACTAAGAGAATTGTAAAACCAATGA